GTTCTGCTGCCACATCACGAACGCCGCCGCCAGGGCCGCGATACCCACAACGATCAGCCCTACCGGCGACAGCAGGAACGCGATGGCCGTTGACAGGCCGCTGATTGCCAGCATGACCGGCCCCACCGCGGCCAGGACCGCAGCGAACGCGAGCGCCGCATCGAGGACCGGCCGCGGCAGGGCGCCAAATGCCGTGATGCCATCGGCGACGATGCGCACCAGGCCGCTGAGGCTGTCCAGGAACGGCAGCGCCGCGCCGATGAGGAACGAATCAATGGAGCCTTGCAGGTACTCGATGGCCCCGTTCATGCCGCGCATGCGTGCGCCCGCCACGTTCGCCGCCGCGCCGCCCTCGCCCAAAGCGTCCTGTATCCCGTCCCAGGATTCGCCGTAGTCGCGGGTCAGGATGGTCGCGGCGCGGATGGCGTCGGAGCCAAAGATTACGCTCAGCGCGGCGTTGCGCTGCGCGTCGGACATGCCCGCCGTGATGCCGGACAGGTCGGACAGGATGTCACTAAAGCCGCGCATGGAGCCGTCAGCGTTGTAGACTGACAGGCCCAACTCCGAGATGACGCCCGACGCCTTGTCGGTGGGGGATGCGAGCGCCAGCATCATCGTCTTGAGCGACGTGCCGGCATCCGATCCTTTCAGGCCGGCGTTGCCGAGCATCGCCAGCGCGGTCACCATTTCGTCCATCGGCTGTTTGTTGGACGCAAACACGGCGCCCGACATTTTCATCGCTGCGGCCAGGTCGCCGATGTCCACACTCGATGCGTTGGCCGCAGCTGCGAGCATGTTGGCGACGTCACCCATTTCACTGGCCGGCAGGTTGAACGCATTCATGGCGTTGGCGGCAATCTCTGCCGACTCCGCCAGCCCCATGCCGCCCGCCGCGGCCATGTCGAGTACGCCCGGCAGCGCTTCCATCACCTCCAGCGGCACAAGGCCGGCTTTCGCCAACTCCAACTGCGCCTGCGCCGCTTCGCCCGCGCTGAACGACGTGACCGCGCCCATCTCCAGCGCCTGTGCCTGGAGGGTCGCCATCTGGTCGGCCGTTGCGCCGGAAACCTGCTGCATCACATTCAGCGACTGCTCGAAGTCAGCCGCGCTGTTGATCGCCATCGTGGCGATGCCAGCCAGGGGCAGCGTGACCGCCGCGCTCATGGCCGTGCCGGTCTTGCGCAGGGTGGAGGAGAGGGAGGCGATATTCTGTTCGGCCTGCTCGGTGCCTATGACGATTTGGCCATAGGCCGAGCCGAGGGCAACGCCATCAGCCATGCGCTATTCCTCCCACGTCCCATCCTCGCGGACCCGCACCTTGCGCAGCCCGGCCGGGTCGATATGTAGCGGCGCAAATTCCTGCGTCCCCGCCGTGTCGCCCAGCAGTTTCGCCAGCGTGTGTTTCGGTTTGCCCTGCTTGTCCCGTTCCGCCAGCATGTTCTCTACCCACGTGCCAAACTGCGCTACTGCGAGGTCCAACTGATAGGCCGCCCAGGGGTCAGCCACACCCACGACCGCGCTAGGCCGAAGGCTGTACGTCGCCGATAACGAATGGAGATTCCACATCTCCGTGCGATTCGCCACGAAAAGGGGTCAGCGCCCCCGCCGCGCTGTTTGCCCAGTTGAAGATCGCCTGCTTGTCCAAGGATGGCAGTTCGGCGGGGTCCAGGCCCTCCGGAGCGATGATGCACGCCTTGCAGACCACGTCCATCACGGAGCCGAATTTCTCCAAGTCGCTCAGGTCCACCGGCTGATCCGGCTTACGCTTGAGTATCTCCGCCACCGGCGCCCGCAGCGTCGTCGGGATTTGCCCCGCGTGCGCGAGGTCGATGAGCGCCACGCGTTTCAGGCGCACGTCCAGGCCGGAGGGGAGGGTGAACGCCTCCCCCTGGGTCTGCCGTGCGCGCCATTCGGTTAGGTTCATGGATTAGTCTCCGCAGTGTACAAAATGAAACTTTTGTGTTATCATTACAGATGTAGCCGGACTTTTTCGCCCTGAAAGGAGCGCACTTTGTCGAAACAAATTCCCCTGACGCAAGGCAAGTTTGCAACCGTTGACGACGCCGATTACGAATGGTTGGCAAAGCACAAGTGGACCTATGACACGAAGGGCTACGCTATGCGTCGGAGCGCAAACGTCACCATTTACATGCACCGTGTTGTGCTGAACGCTTCCGGCCCTGTTGTTGTGGATCACGTCAACGGCGACGGGCTCGACAACCGGCGCGATAATCTGCGTATCGCGACTACGGCGCAGAACAACTACAACCGCCATCCAGAGAAGCGCCCAAAGACCTCGCAGTACAAAGGCGTGTCGCTGAACAAGACAACCAGCCGCTGGCAGGCCCATATCAAGAAAGGCGACGAACGCCGCTACCTTGGCCTGTATGACTCCGAACAGGATGCCGCCAGGGCATACAATGCAGCGGCTCGCCACTACTTTGGCGAACACGCTTTTGTGAATGATGTTCCTGACGACAACTGGACGTTGCATAACCTATCTGTCGGCTCCAAGACTTCTAGCTTTCGGGGTGTCCATTTCGACACGAAGTCCCGAAGATGGAAGGTTCAGATACAAGTCAATAAGTCCAAAGTATTTCTTGGTTACTTCCGGTTCGAGATAGATGCAGCCCGGGCCTATGACGCCTATGTCATTGCCAACGGGCTGCATTTCCCGCTGAACTTTCCCGTTACTAGCTAGCTGACCGGCACAGTGGTAGCGGATTCATTGTGAACCAGCTCGAACAGCTTCGTCCCGTTGTCCACGGCCACACCCGACGCGCTCTGGATGAAGAACTCACCGTCCTTCCACTCGCCCTCCAAGCCGTCGGTCAGCTTGGCCTTGTAAATCAGGCAGTGGAGGTCGGACCCGTCATCGTTGACGATCTTCCCGTAGATCTTGAAGTACGGGTAGGTGTCGCCGGCGCGGGCAAGGATCGTGTTCTTCTGGTTGGGCGTCGTGCCGGATGCGGTGATGGTCCGGCCCGTCAGCACCTTGATGGCGTCGAAGCTGATGCCGCCCGCTTCGAGCGTCCATTCGACCTTGTCCACGATGGCGGCAATCGCCACCGTCGCATCGTTGCCGCGCAGCTCGCCCGAGGTCAGCGCCTCCTTGAAGCTCAACGTCTGCGCCGCGCTGAGCTTGACCGCCGTGCCGGTGGGCAGCGGAACCAGCGTGATCTCCCGCAGGCCAAACGGCTTTACATCTGATGTCAATGGCATGGTATGTCTCTCCTACGGCTAGAGCGCCGTCACTGTCTCTTGCTGCACAAACTCATACACAAGCGAGCCGTTACTGACCGCGACCCCCTTGCAGTACGTGACCCAAAACTCCCCCTCGCGGAACGTCCCTTCCAGCGCCTCCACTTTGGCCCGGTAGAGCCGGCAGTACACGTCGCCGGCGTCGCTCACTGCCCGGCCCGCGATGCGCAAGTAGGGCATGTGCTGACCGGCGTCCTGCGCCAGCGTCAACGTGCGCGTGGGCGCGCTGCCCGCCTGCGTAGCCGACCCGCCCGTCAACTTGGCAAGGGCCTCCAAACTGATGCCGCCTGCCTCCAACTCCCACTCCGCCCCGGCGACAAACGACGTCGCTCCCACCAGGTGCCCGTCAGCCTCAAACCGCGCCGACTCCAACAGCGGCGTAACGTGCATCATCAGCGCCGCAGGCAGGGCGATTTTGTTCGCCCCGTTGGCGTCGTAGAGCGCCACCTGCCGAATCCCGAAGGCGTACTCGCCATAGCCGGCCATCAGTCGCCACCCCTGTTCACGGTCGCCACGTAGCGCGACATAATCGCCGGGGTGCCGAGCGCCTGCATCTCCATTCCCAACACGTCGTTAGCGTGCCGCACGTCCCACAGACCGCCGCCGGCCAGGAAGCGCGACCGGTGCAGCACCTGATAGGCCCGCTCCCGCGCCGCATCGATGGCCGTCGCGCCGGACTGCTGATAGAGCCACAGCGTCACAAACAGCCGCGACCCGTCAGGATGGGGGCCGGTGGGGGCCTGCGACTCCGGCTTGAGCAACCCGCACGGCAGCAGCTCCTGGTTGGCGTCATAGGCCCCGGGCGTCGCCTGCCTGCTGATGTCGGTCACGGTCACACCGTCGTACAGCCCGCCGGTCAGGATGGCCGCAAGCGCAGCGTCGGCTTGCAGGGCTTGGAGGATGGCGGCGAAGGCGGTCATGCGAACACCTCGCGCAGCATCTGCATCAAGGGTTCGTAGTGGGCCTGCATGGTGCGCATGATGATCCCGTACCTGGATGAGTGCGCAAGCTCCAACCACACGCCGTAATCGATGGTTGCCCCATGACTCAGGTAGATCGCGACGACCTTGTTGGCAAAGTCAGCCTCCGACGTGCCGAAGATGCCCGTCCGCGCGTTGCCGGTGCGGTCCGTCCAAGGCGCGTTGGACTTGGCGTCGTTCTGCATCTGCGTGGCTACGTACTGGCAGACCGCCGCCACCGCTTGCAGCACCCGATCGCCGTAGCGTTCGACCGCCGTCGCCAGTTCGGAGGGTGGCGTCGTCCAGCGGATGCCGGTTTGGCTTGCGCCCCCGCTGCTTGCCCGTGGCATATCAATGCACCTGCCTTGCCTGCGCCTGCGTGCCGTGCTCGCGGTTGGGGTGGATGGCTGTCACCTCGTACAGCGTGCCATTCACCGTGAAGCGGTCGTTCGGCTGGATGTTGAGCGCCGCGTCGCCTACCACGATGACCGCCCCTACTGCAGCCTGCACTGCATCCATGTCGGTCACGCCGGCCTGGATGTTGCCGCCGCGGGCGATACGCACCGTCTGGCTGGGCAGCGTCATGTTGCCGCGGCGAATGGCGATGTTGACGGGCCGGTCGTCGCGGATGGCCCGCAGGCCCGCAGTCATGTAGGCGCGGTCGTCAGCGGTGAGCACCCCTACACCTCCACCTGCGCAAACGGGTTCGCCTTGTAGCGCGAGCCGTAGCCTTGCAGGGGGCGTACGGCGTTGTTGTAGTGACTCAGCGCCGCCGCCGCCTGGGCCTGGATGGCCGCACCTAAGCCCCGCTTGTCCACGGATTCGTCGCCGATCTTGTAGCTCCAGCCGTCGCCGGCTGTTGCCGTCGCCTGCGCCATCAGCGCCAGGTACTGCCCGTACAGCAGCGCCACGCGGGCGCCGTTCTCACTGAGCCGCCCGTACACCCCGTTCGTCGCCACGTAGCGTGCGGCGTAGCGCAGGGTGCGCGTCGCTGTGTAGCCGGGCGTCGGGTCAAGGCGCAATGTGTCGCCTTCGACATAGCAGTTCTCCTGCCAACCATTGCCTATGGGAATCAGCCCGTTGTCGCCGATGATGATCCCGTTGCCGCCCGCTGCGCCCGTCAGTTCGATGATGCTGAGGAAGTCCGCGGGCAGCGCGTAGGTAGCCTGCCCGGCGACAACCTGGATGGTGGCGGTCGTGATGACGGGCACGTCCTGACTGAGCTGCTCCACCGCGTCGCGGCAAAGCTGCTCATAGTCGCCGGGCGCGTCGTTGCGCGGCGGCACAGCGCGTTGCAGGCGGTCGGCAAGGATGGCGAGGGAAATGGTCATTTACTGCGCACCTGCGTGCCCTTGGGCACCTTGACGATTTCCGCGTCGGGTTCCGCGTCGGGCGTGACTGTCCCGTCTACCACCACGAACACGTCGCCGTGTTCGGCCTGCCAGGCCGCCAACTGCTTGGCCGTCGCCTGCCGGGATTCACCGGGGTACCAGACCGCATGATTGATGACCAGCGCCGGGCCGTTGTATTGGACTGTCAGCATAGTTACTCCTGGGGAAGTGGGGAGACTCGCGCCTCCCCACACTTTGCCGTACCGTGGGCCTGTCAAAGCCCTGGCTAGCTCACCTTGACGTAGGAAGTCTTCTGCTCGACCGGCACGTAGGAGCCGTTGAACTCCTCCATGTAATACTGGTCAGCCGCCACCAACTGCCCGTTGTCATAGGAGGGGAACGGGCCGAAGATGGTCATGGGCTGCATGACCCGATGCGCCACCAGTTCGCGGTTGACGATCTGGATGTACGCGTCCGTGAATTCCGTCGATGTGAAGATGGGCAGGCCCTTGACGCCGCCCGCAAAGCCGGCCGCGTTGAGCACGGCGTTGGGGAACCCGTCGCGCTTGAAGCCGTCCGTCCAGTTGCTCAGGCGGTCGGCGTTCGTGGCGCTCATCAGGATGGCCGTGGGCATGTAGTTGCGGTTGTACACCTTGGTCTTGGCGACGCCGATGTACTTCGCCAGCACGTCGATGCCGTCCGAGCCGCTGTTCCACGTGCCGCCGCTGTTGCTCGCCTGCTTGAGCGCAAAGACAAGGCCCTTCCACAAGATGTCCTTGTCGATCTTGCGCCGCAGCAGCCGCGCAAGATTGCCGAGGGTGCGATTCACCGCGTCGTAGCCAAGCTGCGACCGGCTGAAAACGATGGCCTCCTTGGTGATCTGGGTGGCAAGCCGGTCAGCCGCCATGGTGATCAGGGCGTCGGAAAGCGTGTTCTTCGCCCGCGGGATGGCGACGTTCTCACCGCGCCGGAACAGGTCCGCCACGTAGTCGATTTTGAGCGACTGCGACTCAGTGATCGTGGCGAGGGCGAGCAGCTTGCCTTCCTCGTAATCGATCACGTAGTCGGTGCCCTCGACATAGGTCACGGTTGCGCCACTGTTGGTCAGCACCACCGTGCCCGGGCGGAGCCGCTTGTTGGCGAGCTGCACCCAGTTCACCAGCGAGCCGGCAACCACTTCGTCAGTCACCGTCACGGAGGCGCCGGACTCACCCGCATACGCCTCGTAGAAAATCTTCGCCGGCGACACGTCGGTCACGCCGAAGTCATAGACGTTGGCGGCAACCAGTTCCGGGTAGGCCTGCTCGATGATCATGCGGGACACGCTGTAGGGCAGACTGAGATCGGCGGTCGTTTCCGCCTCCTCGAACGCCCGCGCCTCGGTCAGCAGATGGCGCTGATTGACCTTGTCGAAGCGGGCCAGCGCCTGCGCGGTGAATAGTTCGGCGCGGGTGGCGTCGTTGCGGCCCAGGTCGCGGCGCTGCGCCTCGCCGGCCTTGACCAGCGACTCGGAGATTTCGTAGGCCGCCCGCGTGTACTCCGGCTGCCCGGTCTCGCGCTCGAACATCGGCCCCTTGACCTCAACCTTGCCCATGCCGGCCAGCTTGCCCGCGGCGACGATGGCGTCGTACTCGACGCGCTTCGCCTCAACCAACGCCTTGACTGCAGCCGGGTCGGCAGGCTTGGCGGCCTTGACCGACTCGACGAACGTCGCGTTCAACGCATCGCCGTACTTGAGGTCCTTCGTCGCCTCCACGATGGCCGCGTCCACCGCCTCGCGCTGCTTGCGTTCGGCAAGCTCCGCGGCGGCCTTGTTTGCCTCCTCAAGCTGCTTGGCCTGGTCAGCCAGGGCTTTCTGCGCCTCCGCCAACAGGCGCTCCGTCTCGCGCTTGGATTCCTCCAGCGCCTTCTTCTCCTGCTCGTCCATTACCGTGTTCTCCTGTAATTGCTTCGCCTTGTCCTGGTGCGCCTCTGTCGGCTGCGCCTCCGCCTCTGTGATGGCCCCGTTGGGGTCGGACGGCTGCGCCACCAGGTCAAAGCCCCTGATTGTCAGTTCGGTCACTTCCTGCACGCTCTCCCCGTCAATCTGGATGGCGCGTGAGGAGCCATAGCCACGCATCGAAACGCCGATAGGTACGCCGTTCTCGACCAACACCTGCACGTCGCGGCCCTTGGCGGTGGGCAGGATGACGCCTTCCAGCAGCACCCGTCCGGGTGCGTCCAGGGATGCCGCCTGCCACTTGACTACCGTTTCCAGGATGCTGGCGCGCTGGCCCTTGTCGGATGGATGTTCCGCCTCGCCCGTCGCGATGAAATTGCCTTGCCCGTTTGATTCGTGCAGATGGCCGTTCAGTTTCGCCACGGCCTCTGCCAGGATGCGGCGCGGGTAACGCCGCCCGTTGCCGTTGACCACATCGGCGGTGATGCCGATGGCCTTGATCTTGCGCGGGCCGGCGCCCTGCGCTTCACTGAGGGTCAGCGTCTGCTCAATGGTCTCTTGCAGCCGTTGGCCGCGGGGGGACTTGGTGCTTTCGGTCATGGGTTCGTAGGTCATGACCGGCTGCACTGCCGTCGGCTGCCCGAAGATGACCGCGTCGCCCTCGCCGCGCGACCAGGGAATCTCCCAGGTCTGATTGTTGGCGCTCGACAGTTCCGCACCCCAGGAATAAGCGATTACCCGGTCAGGGAACGTCCAAGCGACGTGCATCTCACTGGCAGGCCGCGCCCCCCAGGTATTGAGCGCCGCGTTGAGTTCCTCGCGCAGGCGTTCGTAGCTGGCGTCAAGGCGAATCGCCTCCGTCAGCCCGAAGTGCCGCAGCACCGCCGCTCGATATTGTTGTTCCGTGAGTTCCATCGGGATCGCCTCGCCACCAGGCAGAAATAGAAAAAGCGCCACTGGCCGGCGTAAGTCCCGGCTGTGGCGCTCGTGGCGCTACGTGGTATTTGGTTCAGCCCCTAGCTTACCATAACCCTACGGGGATTGCAATACCTTGCCTGTATCTGTCCCCTGCGTCGAGGTACAGTTCAGCAGCGAACGTAGGGGCCATTTGTGAAACAGTCCCCTGTCTCGTATCACCAGCTCCCCGGTATCCAGGTTGAGCCGCCCCTTGACCTTGCCGTCACTGCCGGTCAGGTTGACCCAACGCTCCGCACTTGCCTGTAATGTCTCCATCTGCCCGCCCGTCTCCATGCTCACCCGCCCTGCAATTTCAACACCGCCGCCGCCGCGTCTACGTTGCCATCCAGCCACGTCTGCATCGTCGTCACCAGTTCCAGCGCGTCCGCCAGCCCCAAC